TCAGTTGGTTGAGGACTGGTGATGCTGCGTATTGCTTCATACCAATGTCACTGCAATGTCTGCATCGTCAATTGTTGGATATTGATCGATGCCTATGTCAATAGAATCAAGATTTGCAGTGGATAGGCCCACCTTAATCTGAATGATGGACACCGCCGAACTGATCTGCGCCACGGCAGCATAGAAGTTCGATGCAAAAATCTTTCCGCCAATTCGCGCCCGCTGCGCGCCATTTTCTCCGGTGAACGTCTGTGTAATAGCTGTTTTCACGTCTTGGATGATGGTCGATGGCAAGGCGGTGCTATTTGCGATCTGCACAGAAAACTTTACGGGCGTCGATGTTGGGCGATTGAATGTGATTGTGTACTGTGGGTAAGGATAAGAATATCCGTCCGTGTCCTGCACTACAACAGATGTATTTCCGTTCAGATCACAGCCGCCGTCTTTCTTGCGCCAAATAGCTTGTGCAATGTCATCATTAGCGCCGCCAACTACCGCAACATAAATCGAGTGCGGTTTTATGCTGTAGTTTGTCGCGCCGTACAAAATAGCCGCATTCGTAAAGTTGTCGTATGCAAACACATCAAGCACACCGTCAACGCCCCATACCTCGGCGCGAATGGCTGGTACAGTTCCCCGGCCATTCTTGGCGATGCTTTCCTGGCGGCGAGTTTCAAAAGCGCCGCGCGATTCAACATTGCTACCAATAATCGCAGGTGCCAGATTCGTTATTGCATCCCAGCCTGGGAACAACTGGGCAATCTTTGTCAGCGCGCCAATACCAAGCTCGATGGGACCCTTGGTTTGGCATGAAAACTGGATAGTAGCTTGGCCTAATCCGTCAAAAGTAGCCGGGTTGTCCGAAATCCAAAGGTTTCCATCAGCATCTTGCGCAAGCTGACCGGCTGGCATGACAAGGCCAGGCTGCCCAGTGCAAAGCGCCTGAACTACAGAAGAAGTCGCGCCCTTGCGATCAAAAAAATAGATTCGCCCAATGCCATCTTGGAACCGGCCTTCGGATGTAGCCGGGTCAATCATCGCAATCAAGTTTGCAATGGCCGCATTGGAATCCATCAGGTTATCCGTCAGATTGTCTGCCAGATATGCCTGGGGTGTCGATGGCGTGACAACATCCAAGTCACCGCCAAATGCCGCATTGGTGTCCGCCAGAATGCCGGTGCGAATATCAACCGCCGACGGCACAACAACGCCTGTTGGCGTAATTTGAATTGGTGGCGTGTTAGACATTGATCACTGTTCCGTCATTAAGGGTGCATTGAATCTGGCCGGTAAGTGCGCGATTATTCCGGTCAAATTCTAACACCGCCACAGCATTAGAAACATCCGGTACGGTAACTGCCTCGGTTTCAAACCAGCTAGCCAAAAGCTGGCGCGGCGGGTTCTTTCCTACGACCTCTTGATAAGGCATGCCGCGATCCAGATTGAACGGCGCTTCACCACGCCACAAGCGCGTGGCGTTGGCAACGGTCTGCGCTGCTGCGTATGGCATGCCAGCCAAAGCAATGCACCGCGCTGCATCTACGGTTAAATCCCATGTTTCGGGGTCAAGGTAAAGCGTAGTTGTCAATTTGGTGCTCCTGTGTTGCCGCCGCCAGTTTGGACGCCGCCGTGCGTATGCGTGCTTCCGATGTTTGTACCGTTGTTGGTCATTGTTCCATTAACCGAGAAATTACCAGTCACCTGAACATTGCCGTTCATTTGAATGTCAGTGGCATTTACCGTGGCTGCTGGCGCATTAACACTCACCGCATAAGGCGAATGAACCACAATACCGGAATCCGTGAAATGAATGTACTGCGTAGGCGCTGCGTTCAAAAAACCGCCTACATACATGCCGTCGCTAAAGTCGTGATGGCGCAGGCTTCCGGGTGGCGCGGCTCGCCTTGCTGCCTTCACGCTTGAAATGTCGCGCGAGGCAAAGCAGCACATACCCATGTCGCCAGGCTTTGGGTCAATGATGACGGCATTAGCACCGCCTTGCAGCCGGAAGTATGGGACGTTGGGAATCTCCACGCCTGGACGCGTCTGGTTGTCTCCTGTGAGCTGTCCCACCAAAACGACAACATTGACTGTGCCAACAGGGGCCAGGCCCGAAGCATTGACCGATACCACTCGCACGAGAGAGCTTGTCTCCAGCTTAAGCAGGCTCTGGAGAATCAAGAAATTAAACTGCTCAAACTGCGTCTTGTCTGACAGCCTGGTAGCAGTGCCGAAGTATTGCTGGTTGTCAACTGTCATCGGTAGCTTGTCGCAAATGGTTGAGATGATGCAAAGATCGTGCTTTGCCATGGACCGCCAGGTAGTTCGCACGAAAGCAAAATGGTTTGATTGAGCGCGTACCATTCGCCATTGCACGATGGCACATCGCTTTCTACCTTGAGCTTGCAGCCGTTGCGCAGCGAAGGGTTGTAAAGCGCAGTCAGCTCAATCCCCGTGCGCATCTTCTTGGGGTAGCCAATCATGCCAGTTTCTTTACTGAACAACACCGGTTCGCTCTTACGCGGGAAATTCTTTGGCGCTATGGCGAGGATTCCTTCCTCCGTAGCAATCCAGTAATCGATGTTGGCCGCCTCGGCAACGCGCCGGATTTTGTCCACGGTCGTTCCTGCAAGGGACTGATCTACCAGCACGCTTTCGACTTGGTTGTTTTCCAAACGCAGGCCAAGCTCTTTTGCCAGCACATCCATGATCTCGGAAACCTTGCGCGAACCCGGGAAGGTCGCTGGGTTCTTAGGTGCCAAGATGCCAAGCAGGCCGGACTGCGCCTCTACAACAAAAGGCACCTGGGGCATGCTGTTGTAGTCTGGCTGGGCGTTGAAAATCTCACCCAAAAACGCCGTTGTCCACTGGCCGTAATCGTCCATAGCATCCACGCGCATAGTGTTGCGCATGAACTCCAGGTTCAGAAAATTGATTGCTGTCAGCCGATCCATAACGTCGCGCGAAATACCAAAGATGGTGGCGCGGCAAGATGGGAAAGTCATTCCGCCCTGTAGCTGTATTTCAACCACGGATCGAAAGTCCTCAAACTCGACAGTATCGGGCGCGCCGACACGATCAAACGAGCCTGTAGCAAGCTGAAAGACGAACCTTAGGCGTCGTCGCTGTAGGCTAGCAACCATCGAGTGCCCCATCCTGTGTAATCGGGCGCATCCGCGCCCTGCGTGTCAATAGAAGCAAAGTCGCCAATGAATCCAGTGTAGGCAGCGCGAACAATGCGGGAGCGGTCAACCATCAGCACATTCTGGCAGATCACCGTGCCGTTAATCGATAGGCTGAAATACTGACGGCCACCTAGCTGCCTTAGCTCGATGGTGCAGGGTTGCCCTGAAAGCACAACGTTGACACGCTGGCTTGGCACCTGCTTTATTGGTATGGTGTAAACGGTCATAGCGGCCCTAAGTCGGTGGCCTGAATTGAACTTGAAGGCACTGGGTTCACCTGAACCACTGGCGTGCTTTCTTTGTTTTCGGGCTTCTCGGTTTGGCTGGATGAATATTGGGCGGGCTTCTCCCGCACCTGCTGGAACACGCAATCTGCGGTGATCATTGCCGCGCCTGAGCCTGCTGTGCGCCGGATCGTGTAGCGGATTAGTGTCGCGTTGGGGTAGACGAACTCAGGACACACCACGTCAAACACATCGAGGCCATTTTTGGCGCGCTGCAGCCAGTCCAGAAAATACGTGCGGCTGGCCTCTTGCCCGTCCTGCGCAATGCGGAATTGAAACACATCAGGCAAGATCACTTTGTTGTAAGACACAAACGAGCCTTGCTCAATTTGGTAGTCAGACACGTCCGCAGAGCCTGCAATGTCCATCGCCACCACGCTAGCGACCTCAATCGCCTTTGTGGAGCTGCCGGGCAGGTAAATCCCCCACTTGGGCGGGACAACAAAGAAGTCATACAGCTTGCCTAGCGTGTTGCTGAGAAGTGTGGCGACAGTGGCGCGCGCCACGCCTTTTAGTAGATTTGGTACTCCAAACATCAGCGCATCCCCGAGTTAGCTTGAGCCACCAGCGCCGGATACAGGTCGCGCGCGATTCCTGCTGCATCAGTGGCTTGCGTGTTGATAGTAATGTCGCCAGTCTGAATGCTGGCCGTTCCAGCAATGCCCGCGCGTTGATTGGCTAGATTGATGCCCGACATGATTTGACCTTCCGTAAGCGGTGTGTATCGTCCTTCCTTGCGGCTGATTCCCTGAACCATTCTGCGCACGGTGTCGGTGTCATTGAAGTTCAGCTTTTCATCTGCGCCCAGCCCTGTCCATCGCGCCATGGATGCAATGTAAGCCTGGGTGTCGTTCTCGCTGGGTGGAGCGTATTTCTTTACGATTTCGC